TGTACTACTGGCCCCATCAACATTGCCAGTGTAAAACTCCATATTACCGCTGGAACCTCTGATCTCAGTGTCGTTACCTCTTAATTGAAATAAGGCTTTATAATCACCACCATCATTTAGTCTAAGTGTTGGAGTGCTGGCATTATAAATTTCTAATGTTGTACCTCCATCAGATGTTGGATTTGTTGTGCCAACCCCAACATTTCCATTTTGGTCAATCCGCATCCTTTCGTCAGGCGTGTCACTAGCATCCGAAGTCCAAAAAGAAATAACACCATCATCTTTATTAGAAGTATCATCTCCTGACTCAAAAACAATTTTTGCAACTGGAGAGGAATCGTCATCCCAATTACCAATAATTTGTCCTAAGAAATTGTCTGCGGAATTAGTTTTTCCTTGTAAAATAATTTGCGGAGAATAACCAACGTCTGTGTTTACTAATTTTAATTGTGCATTTTGTGCCGATTCTAAATGTAAAAGTGTTCCAGGTGCTGCCGTTCCTAGTCCTATCCGATTATTTGAGGAGTCGATTGATAACGTATTACTGTCAAAATTAAGGGCATCGACTGCACCATTTAAAGTTACGTCAACGGTCTGAGCAGATAGGTCCAAAGTGCCTGCATTTAGGTTTATTGCTGCACCGGATGTCAGTGTCAGGTCAGTGCCATCTCCGACAATGTATTCACCTCCTTTGTCAAAGAAGTAGAGGCGCCGGTCATCTGCCATCCTGACAACCTCGTTGCCGTCATACTGCTTGAAGATAATGTCCTTGGCATCCACCTCGTTCTCGATGACCAGATCACTACTAGAATTGCTGATCTTGCCAATTGCAGTTCCGTTGTCCTTAAAAGTCAGGACTCCTGAATTTGTATCTAGATTGATGTCACCTTCAGCATCCAAGGTGATCGTGTTCGATCCGCCGGTTGCAGCAATGGAGATGTTTCCACCAAAAGAGGTGGATGTGGTAAGCATGGTGCCTGTCTCATCTGGCACCGTAATGTTGTTGGACCCTGCAGAAGACCCTGTGTATTTTAAGGTGACGTAGGCATCAGACCCAGATGAGCCATCATACTTGTAGAGCAGGATGTCTGCATGAGCCATCTTTGAGCCAGTGAATGGCGTTTTTGTGGTGTCAAACTCAAAACGGTAGATTCCTGAACCATAAAGCACTTGAGCATCAGTACCTGACATTCCATCAATTGATCCCCCCGTGGTCTTCACTGATGCACCGTTGGTGATCTGTACTGCTTGTCCTGAACCGTTGTACCAGTAAAGGTTACCACCAGATTGATACACTGAATAATTAGTCCCAGAACCCGTTGCTCCAGAGTCAAAGGTCACACGTTTCAGTTCGATGGCAGCATTACTATTGAACTCTAGGTCTGCATTGATGTTCAGAGCAGACGGTG